GATCTTCTGCAAAAGGGTTGCACTGTAAGAAGCCAACATTGGCTCCAGAGACTTCGTCAAGTTCTCAGCAAACGTTGTGAAAGCCATTGATCGAGGTTGATGGACGGGGGGGAAGGGATACTTGGGACATAATCAGACACACTTTTTTCTTTGAAGGGTTTTTAAAAAAACTTTATTTAGATATTCTATATGAAGATATTTGCATATGGGAGATTCAACCCACCTCACAAAGGTCATGAGATGATGATTAAGAAAATAATTACCACCGCAGAAAAACTTGGTGGTACTCCAGTCATAGTTGTGAGTCACAGTCACCTTACAGCAAATGGTAAGAATCCTCTCAATGTTAATACAAAGTTGAGATATCTTAGAAAGATGTTCCCAAATGTTGAATTCAAAGATTCCGGAAATAAATCAATCGCACGAATTGTTAAAAATTTTAAAAATAATTCCATTATGATTCACGGGGAAAATAGATTCAAGCCGAATGGAAAAAGTCAATTCAACTTTTTGAGAAATAGCGGTGTCAAAAAGTTTATATCAAGTGGAAACAGAGTCCCAAATGAAGAAAGTATTGCGGGTGTGTCAGCGACTGCCGTGAGAGAAGCTGCCATGCGGGGTAACACAAAAACTATGAGAAACCTTATGAGCAATAGACTAAGCAATAATAATATTAAAAATATAATGAAAACCATCCGCCCTCGCACCGCTACAAAATCCGCATCTGCTCGCAGACCATCTAAGCGATCACGGCAGTAGTGATTATGTTGTCACCCATCTTCATCTTGTTGATAAGAGCATGAGTGTGGTACGCATCATCAATCTCATCAAACCAAACATACGCGTGGTTCTTGAAAATCACAGCATCCTTCACAGAGCCAAATTGCCCCATCGTATCATGGATGCTCCTAGCCGTGACACGATCGGGAAGGTTGTCACTCTTGCGTACACCATAGTCAGGGACATTCTCAATGACCAAACTGATGTTGGCACAGAGAAGCTGCTCCTTGATGAGCTTGGAAAAAGCCTCTTGCATTCTGGAAACATCTTTGCGAAGCTTTGCACCCTTGGCCCGAGACAGGAACAGGTTCTTGGAAGCATCGGAAATCTTGGCATAACGCTCGAGAAAGGTTACGTGCTTGTAGTAGTCAGGGGCCATAAAGCGGAACTCGTTAAGGAAGGAAGTCATTGGTCCAACGCCATTGGCGTTGTCACTTCAGACCTCTTCATACATATATTTTGCATATAGGTCAAAAAAGGTTGAGGACCTCAGCCTGCCAAAATATTGTACCGAGAAAAAAGTGAATACTCAGAAATCCCAGACAAATTTTGAAACCCTTTCTGTACAAAGGTCCTTACGGTCAACCATAATTCTGGCAACCTCGTAGGGTAGAGCCCTCAATATTGAAACCCTTTCAGATTGGGCCTTTTTATAGCAAAAGCGGCAATAGAACTTGCCTGCCCAGGTGAGCTTTTTATCACAAGCCTCACCCTGGTACCAAGTTTTACCACAAGAACATATTGTCACTTCTGGGTACCCAGGATCTGGAAACCGGCAACTCATATCAGGATGGTATGACATTACTGATGATACTTCCCCTTCTCGATATCAATCAGATCAGGCTCTATAGTGACACAGAACACGCGGCTGTTATCAATGTAGAGGGGGTTGTGATCGGGTCGATGGGTGAAGTACTTGACGAGGGTCAAGAACATTCTCCGAGTTGGGTGGGTACGTCCGTGCAACATATTAAGGATAGTTTAAGACAAGATTTTTTTAATGAGTATGAAGGCTCTTGGGCCACACTGTAGGTGGCCAAGAGTGTATCCTCGGTGCAAATGGCCGAGGAGGATCTTGTTGACAATTGTTAGACCAGGGAGACCCGTAATGATAATTAAACATTGGACCGGCGTGCCTTCCAACGGTCCAAGAACCCCTGCATCCGAGGGCTCACTCGAGGCCGTGAGTAGTGCTTCAGAATCTCCCTCTGCATGTCAACAGGCAGTTCCTGCGTAGCATTGAGAAAGAGGAGAACACGCTTCTCGTAGGTGGGCATTGTCGCTTGCTTTGCAACTCGAGGGTTGAAACCTCGGACTTTCTCAAACAAACTTTTTGTCAGAGAAGGTTTTTAAAAAAGTTTAATCGCAATAGGTTGCCACTGGGTCATCGGTGTGGTCAGACCTATCTGGCTTGGTAATGTCCCACATATTTATGGAAACCTTACCCATGAAAGTAAGATTGTCAATCCGGTGGATTCGTTCCTTGACAGCGTCCCGAGCGTACTTGTCGGCTTCGGCTTGGGTGGTGAAGATGCGACGCTCGAGGCAGTACTTGTTGTCATAGTGAGTGGTCGTAAGGAACATCTTCAGTCCAACCGCTTGCGGATGTTTCTGTGGTTTGGTACCTGGGCCAAAGTCGGACAATAATTTTTAAAAAATTTCTGAGATTGGACAGGGTGGAAACCTGGGTCTCAAAAAGCGGCACTTCATTCTATTACATCTACGATTCACAATCAGACATATCGTCTGACCAGTCTATGTCCCACCACCCAGCATTCTGAGGCCGAGCTACGCTAAGGGTAGTGAGAAGGGCTTCCCACTGGCGGGTTGTGAGGGCATTCATACGGATGAGGGGCATAATTACTCTTTGTCAACAATTTCAGTGTCACATTCTTGGGACTCCTGGGAACACTTATTTTCACACCACTCATCGAGACTCTGCCGCAACTTGATACAGGGGTCCTTCAGCAAAGAACTATAGGAACCCCACACCTCAATAGCCTTGCGTTCCTTGTCATACCAAAGATAACGCAGACCAAGGTCGCGAGTCAGCTTGTAGAAGCGATACCCATTCTTACCAACAAACTCAAACATTGTATCCTCATCAATGTCAGGAACGTTGAGCTGAGTGTAGTGGGCAATCGGTGGTTCGTAGGGAGCCATTGTTTCTTACACACTAAAGCACCAAATTCTTTAGTACCCTCTCCCACTCAAAGCATGTTGGGTCAAGAGTCCTCTGTATGTCCTTACCTGCGTAGACCCGGCTGAGTTCAGTTGTAAAGTCATCCGCCTCACACATCGCAATCTCACCCCCGTGCGATTCATACTTTGACACCGTTGTCCACGTCCTCGGTTCCACAAAGTATGCAAAGTTTTTCATAGTTTCACGAAGTGCTGGTATCCCTGTGACAACCTGCGGCTTATCCAACAGGCCGTGCTCAAGGGTTGTCAGACCAAACCCCTCACCACAGCATGTATTCATCCCAACATCACATGCATTGTAGACCAGATTGATATATTCATCGGTTGCGTGAAGTGGTTTGGGATTTGAAAAGATGTTCTTGTTGATAATACTTTCATATTCTAGATTTAACTTCATACATTCAACCTTGATGAGTTCCAAAAGGTCAAAACCATCTTCAGTCTTGGACATACAGCCACAAAAAAGTTTAATCTTTGGATTGCAATTATTCATTCTGAGAAAGTTCATAAAAGCCTTGATGGTCACACACCACTGTTTGCGATATGAGTTGCGATTCATATTGAGGACAATAAAATCATCCTCATCAAAACCAAGTAAACTTTTTGCATTCTGGACATACTTGAACCTATCGGTGTCAATTCCATGATACAAGACGCTAACCTTTCTTGGTTCCCAACCAAGGTCGTTGACCAAGTGTTCCCTCCAGCAGTTCAAGAAGGTGTAGCAAAAGTCGCACCGACTCTTTAGAAATTCAAATCTTTCAATGTCCTCCCAAGGATAGACAATATCAAGATAGCACACAACTTTACACTTGGGGTCAATCAACTTGATGACTGATACACAGACTGATAGGTCATTATACAAGAACAACACATCAGGATTCTCCGCGTCAAAATGTTTCTTGATAACCTTGTCACCAAAACCCTTTGGAGAATCTGGATCCTCCTTGTAGCCATCGATAAATTTGATTCTAGGGTCTATAAAGCGGTCCTCTATTGCCTGCCCGGGATAGTTCTGAAATGCAAAGAATGTTACATCGTGACCCTGTTCTACAAGGTGATTCGTAATCTTATTGGCGACGCGGCCATACCCCGTTCCCTGATTGGCGTGGGTAGACATGAAGAAGATCTTCATTTTATAAATAAAACCCAACCTTTTTAATATAAAAATGAAACCTTGCAACATTTGTGCGTGGTTGCCTTCCATCTAGCGAAACGCAATTTCTCACCCCGATAGAATGCTGAATAGGCGTCAACAATGTCTTTGGTGTGGTACTGTTCAGGCATACACTCTGGTATTCGGGACAACCCCAATCCACAATCACTTGAATAATACGCCTTGGGACTCTCAACAATTTCAAAATTTTGTGGAACATTGTGATACAACCAGAGTATGTGCTTGGTACAGGCGTGAACGTGATGATACCTTCTATAAAACTCCATTGCCAGTTCCATACCAAGACGGGTTGTAAACATATAATTTACTCGACTTGACCGAACCCACATAGTCATGGGATGGTTGCTGTGAGCCTTGCGATATCCTCTTTGTGTCCGTTTAACATTGAAGGGTGCTGTGAAATTCCACCCATCCGAACCAATGTGATGCCAGGCTGTATAGAGCATCTGAACAATCTCGAGAAGGATCTTGTTCACGTGCTGGTCACAATACAGTTCTGCACATTTATTTGGATCGAGGGACAAGAAGAATATGTTCATGGATCAACGCCTTTGGATTGAGTCGCGAGCTACTTAGGATGTCCCCAGACAAGCTTTTCCGTGCGTGCAGTACCACTTGTTGGCACCAAAGATTTCAAAAAGCAGATGACCTATAAAACCAGTCAGGAATACAACCAAGAGTTGGTTGTTCATAACCATAGAGAGGCCATAGTGTATGGCCAACATAACAAACCCCACAACCGTCGCCTCAACTATGAGCTTCATATACTCATACAAAACATATTAATCAGCAGTTTATTTCTTATTATATATTTATATAATGTTATCCTTAAGAGTTGTTGCCGCAAAGACACCAGACCGACGCAAAGTTGTTGAAAAGCGTAGGAAGGAACTCAAGTCCATCCGCACTCAGCTTTCAAATATGGCAGAGGAAGAACGCAAGCGTGCTCAAGAGTTGTGGGATATGCACAAGAATATGGTTAAGGAAACGCCGGATGATAACCAGGTGATAGTTGTCGAGCCTGAGACTATTGACGACTTCTTTGAGAATTGAACAGGAAGAAAAGTGTGGTCATTGAAAATGCAGCAAATAGTGGAGGAGTATCCACAAAGTGTTCGGCAAGCATGGCCGTCAAGATGCTGTATTGCATAGACCTCATATCCTCTCTTGACTTTTCAATTGTCCTTCGGAGTTTTGTTCGGGACTTTTCAAGTTCAAGGATGGAATCATTTATAGACCTGATCCTAGAAGGCATTTCTATTGAAGCCCTGGTCATATTACCAAAGTCAATAGTATCTGGTATCTCATCAACCATAGGTTCAATGTAATCAATAAAATTGAAATTTGGATCAAGTTGTTGACAAATTCCATCAATTGTTGTAAAACTTTTTGCCAGGAATAAAAAATCTGAAGGAATCTGAAATGGTTTCTGGTCGGCCAAAGAATTTGAAAGTTCATCTTGAGCCATCTTGGCATTGAATTCCTTTCCATCCATCTTTTCCAAGAATTCAATGGCAGCATCCAAGAATTGAACAATCTCAGACTTGTCGGCGGTTGGGATAATTAATTCCATATCAATTAAAAGTTCAACAATCTTTCGAGTATCTTTTTGGATAATCAATGGAATAATTTCCAACAACTTTTCCCTCATATTTGGTTGAAGTTCAACCATTAGACCAAAGTCATAGTAGATAAGTTGACCCTCATCATTGACTGCAACATTACCAGGATGTGGGTCAGCGTGAAAGAATCCATGTATCATCAACTGTGTCAGAAATGAATTGACGAGTGCTTTTGCCGCACTGACTCTACGTTTTTCAAGGTCTGTAATCTTGGTTCCATCGACCCTTTCCATAATTAAAATTTTTTCAGTAATAATTTTTGAATATACTCTTGGTATGCGAACCCAAGAAGTATCCTTGAAATTGGTATAAAACCTCATGGCATTATTGGCTTCATTTAGATAATCAAGTTCTCTGTATAGATATGCTGCGGCTTCAACAAAAATCTCCTTTGCACTTGGTCCAGTTTCAACTCCTAAAAGGTCCAAGAATGTCAAGACTTCTATAATATTTTTGACATCCGTCTCAACAATCTTTAGTATATCAGGTCGCTGAACCTTGACAACCACAGGCTTTCCATTGTTGAGATTGGCGAGATGTACCTGACCAAGACTTGCGGACTTGAAAGGCTTGGAATCAAAGAACGAAAAGACATTACTTGATAGTTCATTATAAAGGATATCTACAACAACATCTTCTGGGATTGGGGGAACCTGGTCTTGTAGGGTTTGAAGTTCCTCTATAAATTCAGGGGTGTAGAGATCTCGCCTGGTTGAAGCAAGTTGTCCCAACTTTATGAAGGTTGGTCCTAAATCCACAAGTTTATCACGGGTCCACACACCCAATTCAGTCATATTTGTTTTATGTGCTGGAGTTCCCACCTCGTGTCTACTATTGACGTGTCTCTGACGGGTCAAGAACTTGGCTGCAAAGTCCCATGTTTTGAGCTTTTGTAGCATTATTATATTACACGCGGGTTATTTTTCTAAACCAAAACTAGCACCTCAAAGCTCTCACACCCCCGACCAGTTTTGAACTCTCGACTCCGCTTTGTACCCTTGCCCTTGCTGCTACGGATAGGATACTTTGAAGCAAATAGAGTGTGCTCAAAGGTGCGAGGCTCATCGTACTCCCGTGGGGGACTTATTATCACAAGGTCGATGGCATCATACATCACACCCTCAAAGAGATCCTTGTCAAAGTCCCAGTCGGACATTTGTTGAAGTTTCTTCTGAGTCTCCTCGAGTTCAAACATGAAAAACCCAAGCCACACACATCCATCGAGCATATCATCCAGGTATTCACCAAACAGGTCATCAATCTGCTGCTGGCGAGCCTCCTCGGACCACTTCTCCTCTAGCCGGTGAAGCCCCTTAAAGTTGAGGGACTGACGGCACATAGGGCAAGTGGGTTCGGAACACCTGTGGTACCACTCCTTGACACAGCTAAAGCAGAAGCTGTGCCCGCAGGTGAGGGTGCAGTTGGCGGTCTCGCAGTAGCACACGGAGCACTCCATATCAGAATCAAGTTTGGATTGAGTGCTTCACAATCAGGACCTCGGCCCTCTTCAAACATATTTTTTAACGACCGCAGCCACCACACTTGTAGGCCTCCTTCTTGTACCAGATGGCGGCAGCGAGGCCGAGAACGAGGGCAATTGTGAGTGGGTCAAGATTCAACATTTATTAGTTGTCAACAAATTATTTTTCGGCAAAGTGGACAATGAACATTTTTATGCATCCAGCGGACAATACATTTCCTACAAAAAGAATGACCACACGGGGTGGTTACATATTCATCCGCCTTGGAGTCCATACAGATTGGGCAATCAATCGGGTCTGACGGCAAAAAGACACTATTAAAGAACACTGTCATAATGTCATACTGCGGCATATCAGATGGCACCTGTTCATAAAGACGACTTGTTATATACACCGCAAACCAGCCCGGAATATCACTCTTGGCTGTAATATCGTTGAAGAAATCAAGCCATTTAACTATAGTTTCGTGAGACGAGCTGTAGTCTCCATTAAAAGACCATCTATGTATGGGGTTGCTATTTTTGTGATGACTACACAATGGTACATCAACATTATAACACTTGTAAAAGTTTAGAGTTTTTTTACAACATCTACGACCTCTCGATGTCAAACCGGAGCACTGCTCCATTACTATTCATCATCTAGTAATTCTTCATCGCTATCAACGCACTCCTCGTCCTCGTCTGACTGTTCCTCTTCCTCAGTGCTAGGATCATACTCAGAATCAGAATCCTTTTCAAACAGGTTGCGTTCAATCTGAGTATATCCAAGTTCAGCAAGGTCATCTATTTCGTGAAATATCGAAACCATTTCAGGTTCAACCTTATAGCACTTCTTTTCATACTTGTATATCTTTTCGGAATCCTTGTAGGGTGAAAGATATTTCACCATAAAATTGCCATTTTCACATTCCTCAACAATCTTGGCGAGGCAGTTCCCTTCCCCCTCAACATTGACTTCAATGATTTTACTCATATCTAAGGAAATAATGTCAATAATCTATAAGTAAGTATGGACCAGGTAAAAAAAGTCGCGATGTGTTTTCTTTCAAACCGCGTATTGGGACCTAATGACGCTGTTATGTTTGACATCGATGATGCTCTGATTAGAGTCAATAGCACACCAATTAGAGAAATGATTTCACTCTATAAATTTGCTGAAATGGTTGGGTACAAGATGGTGATTATTACTGCGAGACCTTATTTCGAAAATAATGCCCACTGGACGGCAACCCAATTGTTGGAGGTGGGAATAAATCCCTCTAATCTTTACTTTACACCGGCACAACTAAAGGGTGATGGTAAAAAAGAATTGGGATACAATTTTGTTCTCTCTGTTGGGGACCAGTGGACTGACCTTACCGACTCTGAGAAGTGGATCAAGCTTCCTGACCATAATGATACACGCATTCTGACAAACTTTAGCTAAACTTCCACCGGTTGCTGCAGTTTGTGCAGGTGACAAATGTGGTCATTGGTTCGTCTGCCGACCTGGTCTGCATCTGGTAGTACGTAGTCTTCATAGACTTGCACTTTCCACACTTGAACATACCAGTGTAATTCTCCTTCTCCTCGGCGTTGATAGCCTGGAGGTGAGCGTCGTGAACCCGCTTAGCCTCTTTGCTTTTTCCATAAGGTCCATTGGGCCACATCTGTTCAGGAGTCATATTGACAATCTCTGTAGACTTGAACTTCTTCTCAACCAGACGCTTCACAAGGTCAACCTCGGGATTATTGATATACCAGAGGATAGTCCGAATCCGGTTCTTGTAGGTCTCCTTAAAGAGACTGGACTCCCAGCTTGCCGCATCTCCGGCTGCAGAGGTCTTCTTGATGGCCCAGTTGAAGATGCTCTTTTCAATGTTTGTTGGGAGAGGGTGGGGGAGCTTGGCACCCAGCTTCTCCTTCGCATACGTCCTCATCTGAGCCATCTTCTAATATAACTGGAGAGATTTGAGACGGATTGACTCCTTCAGACTCAGAACCTGGGACCCCTTCAGACATAATTTTGTACTCCTTCATCTTTGGTACACTGCTAGGAGGAGGTCCGCAGATGTTACGTTCTTTTTTAGGTGCCACAATTATATTGAACTTTTTGTTGAAATATTCCTTTATTTTGACAACCTGCTCGCTGTCAGCTTCGGAAACATCCGCCGAAATCATCTTGCAACTGAGTTCAGTTATGTAATTGCTGATACCTACGCAACTACATTCTTTTGATTTGCTGTAAAACGAAACTCCCAATAATTTTGTACCACATTCGCTCATATCAACCTTAACAAAATGATTATTTGATGAGGATGTGTCACAAGTAAGCAAAAGGGTTCCCTCAAGATCATTAATTAATCCAGAGAGTCCCGAAAGCTCACCCATAACAACCTTCACCAAAGCTGTAATTTTTTTAAGGTTAACTTCAAACTTTGAACCTTTTCTTTTTATACACCCGGACCACTGCTGGACTTGCACCATTATAATACACCTAGAGAGTATTTGGCCACTTTATGCCTGGAATGTTTATAACCGATGCAGCATCAATATCTGGGTTCCCTTCGGGGGACTCTCTCAGGAAGGGTTCGCCAATGCGATCGCTATACAGGCGTGCACCGAGAGCACCATCATCGTCAAAGCTGCCCGCATAGGCATATGCCGTGTTGTATCCCTCTGACCTGTAGTAGAGTATAACATAGAGTATGGCGATCGCGAGAACAATATTGAGAACCTGCATTTACTATTACTTGGTATTTTTATTCTCGTATCGGATGACCGTACCTTCCTTTACATTGGTGAAAAGAATCTGACCATCTTTTGTGTGAATATAATCTGCAATCATTATAATAATATGATTGAAAAAAAGAAATGCATACTGGTCGCAGAGGAACAAAAACACATAATAGAGATTGAATGTTCTCTTAAAGAGACTTATAGGTACTTAAAGGGTACTACGACAATAATCGGTTCTATACCCGAACTAGACGCTGTAATATTGAAATGTCGCGAGTCACCATTTGACCTGATGGCGAATCGTAACACGTTTTGTCTACCTATTGATGAAAAGCATGTTTTGGGACCAATACTAATTGTGCGTATGGATGAGAATTCGGAGCATCAGGACCTCACGCTTCCTGAGTTGGAACCCATGCTTCACCATCAAGTATAGCCTTTGTATACTTCATAGCGAGGCTAAATTGAATAAATACAATATCCATAATATCCTTTTCACTCATTTTCACTTGCATTGGGTTTGAGTTAATTATGTGCATTATGTTCACCTTCTTGCTCATCATTTCGTTCAGACTCGACATCACTCGTTTCATCCACAATACATGACTCTCCTGTTGAGGCTGAAACTGACTCGCAAATCTCTGAGCTATTGTGGACTCCATTATATACAAGTATACCCACCTTTTTAACTAGAAAATGTGTGGTACCTGGGATGAGTTCGGGAAACAGCAAATCAATAAACGAAGTGAATGTTGCAAACCCCAAGTTGAAAGTGATACGAGCCCGATGAAGTGACATATTCTACGAAACTAAGAACTCTTAACCTTAAGTACTCTCGCACTAGGATCGTCAGCCTCCACCCACTTTGGCATCCACTTTTCCGATATAAGATTGTGCATTCCTGGATAGATTCTATCAAACATCTTATCATAGTGTTCACCAGTCGGTTTGAGGTGGTCAACCCAGGAGTATCCAACTGCATCACTCATACCATCCTTCTGACGCCAGAGAACATCTTTCGGAAGGTAACCCTCAAACGCCTTTCGTAGAACCCACTTCTCAATCATACCACCCCGGATCATCTTTACGTCTTGTTTCATTGTCATAACATAGTCAACAAAATCAACATCCAAGAATGGCACCCTAAGTTCCAGCCCGTGTGCGGCAATGCAGCGGTCGGCACGGAGGCCGTCAAACTGGTGGATCAACTTGAGGCGGCGAGCATTCTCCTTTGAGAACGCCTCCACGTTGGGTGCGTGGTAAAAGTAGAGATAGCCACCAAAGAGTTCGTCACTCCCTTCACCCGAAATGATAACCTTGATGTCTGTGTTCTCAGACACCCACCTGGCAAGGGTCCACATAGGAACACTTGCACGAACGGTTGTGGTGTCATATGATTCGATACTCTTGATAACCTCCTCAACATTGCGGAGTCCTTCCTTGATATCAAAATGAACCTCCGTGTGATCAGACCCCAAAAAGTCTGCAACCTTCTTCGCGGCTCTTAGGTCAGCACTGTCAAATGCACCAATTGAGAAGGTTTTGATTGGTCCTGGAGTCAATCCTTTTGCAATAGCTGCAATTAGGCTGCTGTCAAGCCCACCCGATAGGAAGAAACCTATAGGGCGGTCTGTATTCTCTATGCGAATCTTGACAGCCTCCTCCAAACCTGTTCGAATCTTATTAAGGTCAACATCAAGTGGGTTCTTGTTATCCCAATAGCAAGGATAGTAACAGCTAAACGTGTCAGAGTAGGAGTCGTAAATGTGACCAGGTGGGAAAACCTCTATATGTGTCTGGAATCCTGTGAGTTCCTTTGCTTCACTCGCAAAGGCAATGGAATCTTTTGCATAACGGGTGTAGAACAGTGGGCGGACTCCAAATGGATCTCTAGAGGCCATAACGCGGTCACCGTCGGTCCAGCACATTGCAAACTCGCCGCGGATCATCTGAGAAGCCTTGAAAATCCCGTGTTTGTGAATAAGTGGAATGAGACACTCACAATCACTTGTGCCGTTGGAATCCCCTTGTGAAAGATCTTTGTGGTTGAATATCTCACCATTACACATTAGGTTGATGACGGGCCAACCGCTTTGCGGTTGATAGTAGAAAGGTTGCATACCATCTTCTGATGTGTCATTGATTGCCAGGCGGGTAAAAATCATCTTGCATTTTTCATTTATGACTGTTCTGGAAGCGTCCGGACCTCGATGTTTCAGTCCAAGGTTTAGAAAGTTGATGCGGTCTTCACCGAATATACAAGTGATACCACACATTTATCTACATATAGTTTTAGCTTTTTATGTTTGTAATTAATAATGAGTACGTCTGTACCCATTCCATTGGCGAAGAGGCGTAATGATTCTATACCACTTTCACCAATGTATAGGGCGATTGAAAAAATAAAATACCCCAAAAGTAAGAATGCTCAAGACCCTTCTTCCAAAGACCCCCGTTCAGGCGAAGTACCTAAAGGCTCTCCGTTCGAACCTAAAGCCCCTCGTGGTGGCAACGGGCCCAGCCGGTTCGGGAAAGACGCTGTTTGCGTGTCAGACGGCGGTAGAGGGTTTGGCCGCTGGAAAGTTCAAGAAGATGATTCTGACCCGACCCATCGTGTCGGTTGATGAGGAGCTTGGATTTCTGCCAGGGAACATCGATGAGAAGATGGACCCTTGGACTAGACCTATGTTTGACATTTTACAGAATTACTATTCAAAAAGCCAAATCGCACATATGGTAAAGTCAAAGACCATCGAGATCTCGCCATTGGCCTATATGAGAGGACGCACCTTCGAGGAGTCCTTTATCATAGGCGATGAGATGCAAAACACAACACAGAACCAGATGAAGATGATGCTTACCAGATTGGGGGAAAACTCCAAGATGGTAATCACGGGTGATGCTGACCAGTGTGATGTTCCCGAGAGTGGTCTCGTTGACCTTATTTACAGAATGAGTGACCAGGAGTTAGAGTACCTTGATCACATTGTGCTAAGCGATGAGGATATCCAGAGACATCCAGCAGTTAAAGAGATATTAGGATTATATTAGTAATGGAAGTTTTAAAACTTTCTAACACAGATAAGAAAATTTCAAGAAACAATAAAAATATTAAATATGAAAAGCATGAACCTGTTAATTATAAAGATGTTATATGCGAAAAACCTTGGGGATATGAGTTTCTTGCATATGAGAGTAACAAAATTGGTATGTGGTTCTTGAATATAAAACAGGGTCATATGACCTCTGTACATACTCATTTTAACAAGGATACAATTATGATTGTGATACAAGGGTGCGTTCGACTTGAGTTATCTGATGGTGAAGTGAGGGTTGCCAATCAAGGAGATAGTGTATATATACCTAAATATAAGTTTCATTCTATGGGTTCATTCTCACCCAATAGTCTCATATTGGAAATTGAGATTTTTGATAGAGGCGTTTCTTTTAGCGACAAGAATGACCTTTTAAGAATCAATGATGTTTATAAACGAAATAACAATTTCTACAACACATCTATAAACCGGACATCAAAGGATGATAGATATTTCTATTTCGAAACTGGATTTCTAAATCCATTTTTCAAAGTCAGTGATAAACCATTAAGAGGTGCCACATACAATATTATACTTGACGGTATGTGTTTTAGTAACGGTAAATGTATAGGTGAAGGTTCTTTTATTGATGATATTGAAGATAATGATCATAATGCCGAATTTTTGTGTGTTTTTACTGAACCTGACAGAAAGGTTATTTATACAATTGAACAACTAAATTGTGTCGTGAAAAATGTGGAAAATATTGTGTTGACTTCTGGGTGTTTTGATATAATACACAGGGGTCACATTCACACACTGAAAGCTGCTCGTAATATGGGAGACATCTTGATGGTATGTCTAAGCAGTGACGAACAGATTAGAAAATTGAAGGGTGAGTTGAGACCGGTCAATAAGTATGAGGATAGGATTGATATGATTAAAAACATAGAATGTGTGGATTATGTAATTCTATATAATGAGGAGAATGACGAAGAAACATTGGGATCTATAATGAAAATTGTAAATCCAGATGTGTGGGTGAAGGGTGCAGATTACACATACAAGGAGATTAGACAAAAGCACCCATATCTCAAAAATATTCGTCTGGTTGAAACTATTAAAGGTGTAAGCACAACATCAATTATAGACCGTATAAAAAAATGACAGTTCTACTGTGTGGAGCCTCTGGAATACTTGGTAGGTCGGTGACAAAGTTGATAAACTGTGTACAGACATTTAATTCCAATCCTATACCGAAAGGAATAAAGGTTGACTTTTCCAACAAGAAGTGTATATATGATGTATGTGTGGCACATGGCATAAAAACCTGTGTGAATTGTATTGTTGAACGCCAAGTCGATACTTGTGAGAATGACTGGAATACCACAAGGAGAGTCAATATAGATATAGTTGATAATCTATCAAATGTTTGTAATGAGCTTGGTATACACTTTATACACATTTCAACCGACTATGTCTTTGATGGTAAAAACGCACCTTATTATATAGACAGTAAACCAAATCCTTTACAGAACTATGGAATTTCAAAACTCATATCAGAATATCGAGTTGTTGCCAACTGTAAAGATTACACGATTATAAGAGTTCCAGTTCTATATTCTGATACACTCCATAACTTCAACGAAAGTTCGGTAACAATGAGTTGCAAAAAGGCTCTAAACCTTACAAAGATATCAAAGGAGGACAACTATTCGGTGAGGCGTCCCGTTTTTATACCAGATCTTGCTGAATTTATTGTAATGTGTCATTCTGAACATATAACAGGTATACAACATTTTAGCAATCAACAAGACAGCACAACTAAATATAAAATGGTTGAATTTGTGTCAAGTTATCTGAGAAAACCATATGTGGTTTTGCCTATTGATAATCCACCAGATGACGGTGTTGAAAGACCTATTGACACATTATTGGCGTCCAAGTATCGGGCTTCCACAAATATAGAGGTTGGTCTTAGGCGTTGCTTCGGTAAATTATGGCATCCAAAACTTGACAATAATTGTATGGTGTTGATGGACTTGGATGGTACTCTTATCGACACGGACCGTATTCATCTGGAGTGTTACGGAATTGATAGCCTCTGTGAATTGTCAAAATATACTACACAAGAAATGATAGAAATTAGAAAGTTAAAGGTTGAAAAAATTAAGACGATTAGGCATATTGAATTTATGAAGAATGCAGAGAAATTCATAGATTATCTTAATGATAATGACATTAATCATTGCGTTGTTACAAATACTTGCCACGAAACGGTTGAACACTTCAAGAGTATACTGCCGAGTCTGAACAAAATCAAAAATTGGGTGACTCGTGAGGACTATGATATTCCAAAGCCAAGTTCAGAGTGTTATGAATTGGCTTTGAAAAGGTATGGTAAATCTGAAAAATACGTCATAGGAATTGAGAACACATCAGTTGGGTTGAAGGCACTCAAAGGCGTCACGACACGCATATATATGTTCAATCACGTTCCAGATGATGATGTCTATGTAATAGACGACTTCCAACATATAATGCTATAAAGTAACTCGTAACCATCTTTTCTTTCGAGTGTATAAAACAGTGAGCATTACCAAGCCATATTGTACACATTAATAATGATGACAAGTTTAATTTTTCAAAAATAGTTTCATCTATTATATTCAATTCAACATTGATATTGTCACCCTCAATATCAATGCTTTCAATATCTCTATTGTCAAAATCGTCATACCCACTCAATGCAAATAGCACTTTGGCATAATCATATTCCTTTGGACCATATATTTTGTACTCACCAAAGTATCCTCTGGGGTCTATGAATACCATTTCATTATTTGAATTCACAATAATATTATTGAATTGACAATCTCCGTGTATTGGGACAATCTCGAATTTTTCGGGTAGGTGTAAGAATATCAATTCATTTATTTTTTTCAAAAGTTTTTTGAATTCTAATATTTCAAAATTGTTCACCTTTTTTATAAAATTAAAATCTTCAAATGATTGAAATCTATCAAGTATTTTCTGTTCAGTCTCAAGTTTTATATTTTTTATAAAATCATCTTTTGACACTTCAATAGTTTTTGATGTGTGAAGTTGTTCAAGATGTTTGTACACCTGTTCAATATTAGTTGGATTTTTATAGAGTGGATACCCATCCAAAAACTTCATAGTATATCTGTCATCCGAATGTGAAACTACATCTACAATTGGAAAGTTTATAGAATTATTCTTTATAAATGAGAAAAAACTAATCTCATTTCTAATCTTTTCCATCCCATCCGGATGTTTGCAAAACTTTATGACATTGTCGCCTTCAATATAAAGCTCATTATAAAATGAGCCATATCCATTTCTAGGTATTTTCATTGACTATTTAAAAGACTGTATCTTTAAACATATGTCCACACATCATCACTGAACACTGTTCTCACCATCTTGATATTGTAATTACCCTTTGTATTGAGATGCAAGATGTTCTTTTTTGGTGAGCCTATACCCAACAGTTCTATCATCCAGGCAAATGAGCTATCCATACAATGGACTTCTTTTGCGTTTTCAATAACTGTGAGATAATCAAAAATGTTTGTTGTTTTAGATATATCAGGTCTAAACACATCTTTGTGGTTAACATCTATCATCATACCACGACTATGGTCATCGTGTACAAATACATAATCATCCGATTCATAGCTTATCTCTCTGGACCGGTCTCTAATAACCTTGAACTTGGAATACATATACTTTGGTGGTACACACGCCTGTATGTACACGCTGTGTGCCCAATTAACCATGTCACTTGGTGGGCCTTCCATTATATAATTCCATATGTTGGTAGGCAATTTATATGTGGCAAGTGGTAAAATTTTACCTTCTACTTGCTCCCACATTTCGCGAGCGTTTGTTGTGTTTATAGTTTTTATTAGAATGCGGTCTCCTAAATCTTTATACATAAACTCCGTTGAATCAAACTGTTGTTTCTGTACAAAGATGCATACTGTATCGTTTTCTGCTAAATATCTAACCATACCGTTTAACATAATTTGATCACCAAGACCCAAGTGATGTAATATGGTGATCATATTATATTATAAAATTATATATCTTTTAATACTGTAGCCTGCTCAATCCTATATTCCAAACTTGTCGCTGGCCACTGTATCATAAAGTCCCCTTTTTTCCATTGTCCATCAGTTCCCAATATGTCATTAAAATGTGGGTGATTTTTGAGAATTGGATGACCCTTGTAATCATAAGAGTTGAAAAGGCGTTGCGGTACCACCTTTCCAACCTTTGACCAAAGTGTCCCACCTTGGGTAACACCACTCTCTTCGAGGTGTGTTCCTACAAGTAAATCCTGGATAAGTTGATTCTCAAAGAGGTACCAGTTACGATAAAAAGGTAATCCTGCAATGATTGTGTCTAGGAATGCCCTACCAATCTCACTGTTTTTTACAAATATATTTCCACAGTTTATACCGTTTATGTCGGCTGGTACAATCACGTGGGTGTTTTGATCGGCACAAATTTTCACGATATCCTCGAGCTTCCTATCCATATTAGTTATTAAAGCATCAGTGTCAGAATTAAAAACCCATTGTGATTCTGGAAATCTGACCATTGCATCTTTCATTGCATATATTTTACCCCATCCAATAGGAATACATTCTGGTTTAATAGGTGGGTTACCAGCCTGTAATGGTTTTTTGGATAATTCTTTACCCCCATCTTCGATGTGTACAAATGTATATCCGTGTTTTTCGCAATACTTTTTCTTATTATTGACGGCTGTGATATCGGCGAGTGGTCTATACTTCTCATCATTTACAGTAACGAGTATAAACATATCCCCTTTACTTTATGATCCGCAAATGTTTTAAGTAAATTACACACACGATCAACATCGTCAATATCCATACCGTGGTGAGCACCCAAAAGGAATCCATCTTTCATAATATGATCAGCATTTTCAAATTCCTCAAGATACTCCCTAAAAGCTGGGTGTCTCGTGATATTCCCAGCAAATGTGACACGTGTCTGAACATCATTCGTTTCTAGGAACTTTAAGAGTTCAAGGCGATCTGGGCATTGAAGAGGAATAGCGAGCCAGTTAGGGGTTCTGGAATCATCGGGGAGTGTATAGTATGGAATTTCTCTGAGATTCTCTAGGTACCTCTCTACATTTTGACGCCTTTTCTTTAGGAATCCATCAAGTTTCTCGAGTTGAACAAGACCGAATGCTGCATTCATTTCACATGCTTTGAGGTGATAGCCTGCGACACCGTAAAGGAATTTCCAATCGTATGGGATACCATCTACTGAATGGTTGAAGCGTTCACTGGGTTCTTCGATATTGTCACCGATGCGTCCCCAATCACGGAACATGAGGGCTCTCTTAAGATGTTCCTCGTCATTAAACATAACCATACCGCCACATCCACCGGCAGTAATCACATGACTCGCGTAGAAACTTGTGGTGCTGATATCTGTACATAGAGTCTTAGTTATGGTATCGGCAGAATCTTCAAATAGAATGAGATTAGGAAATGCTTCACGGATTGCTGACCAATCCGGTACGTTACCAATAAGATTGGGGAGAAGGAGACATTTAGTGTTTGATGTAACAACCTTCTTGAGATCATCAACAGTTGGGACGTATGAATCTAGACCAACATCACAAAATATAGGTTTGAGACCAAGTTGCATAAGAGGGGCTACTGTCGTGGCGAAACCACATGAGGGTGTAACGACCTCGGATCCTTTTGGGAGATCTAGTGCACAGAGACCTAGGAGAATCGCGCTACTTCCAGAGTTTACAAAGAGACCGCGTCCCTTTCCAAAAATATCCGCTACCCTTTTCTCAAACTTAACAGTGCGATCACCAAAGCCGGCGAGCCAACCATCACGAAGACATTCCTCAACAGCCTTAATTTCTTCTTCACCGTAAGACTCAAATTTATTGGGTGCGTACCAGACTTTCTTAGGCATTATAATATAAAGAGTATTTTATTCTTTAAACTATATGAACGTTTGTGTACTTGGTGCAGGTGGTTTTATAGGTAAGAATTTAATTAGAAATACAGATTGGGTTGGTGTCACTAGACACGACTTAGATCTTTTAAACCAAGATGAAGTGGAAGAGTATTTTAAAGCACACCATTACGATGTAGTTATACATTGTGCTGCGAGCATAGATCAATTGAATACGGAAACTACATATAAAAATACACTTATGTTTGAAAATGTTGTTAGGGTGTTTAATGGTAAACTCATATACTTTTCAAGTGGTGCAGCCTTAAGGGGTAGTCCACCTACAGACCCTTACGGTCTTTCAAAATGGATGGTAGATAAACGTATAGATACTATTCCTAATGCACATTCGTTACGTATTTGGGGGTGTTACGGACCAGGTGAACTTCCAACTCGCTTTAGTGCTGTTTGTAAACGAGATGGTCACATTAACATTGATCAAGACAGATATTTTGACTTCATCGATGTTGAGGACGTTAAGACAATTGTTCATGAATATGTGTATAGTAAATGGCTTATGCCAAAGTGTTGTAATTTGGTTTACCCAGAGAAGAAATTATTGTCGGAGTGGGCGAATTTTTTTGGAGCCAGTTGGGAAATTCTGGATATTTCCAAGTTGGGTGAAAGTTATATATTTAAAGATTTTTCAACACACATAAAGTAAGATGCAGGTGGGAAATATACCAAAATGATATTATTCGGTTCATCAAGTGAATCTTGGGCTAATACATATGGTTTAAAAATCACACTTATAAGACCATTTACAATATTCGGTGGCGATGAAAATCCTAAAAAACTAACTAGCATTTTATATTCGAAATTTAAAAACAATGAGAAACTTATGCTCACTTCTGGATATCATGATTATGTTTATGTAAAAGACTTTGTCGATTTCATAATAAAAATTGCATTCTTTAATGAAAAATCAAATTTTACAAAATTGAGTATAGGTTCTGGCAAGCAAACATCGAACGAGGATTTTGTTAGAATGTGTCAAAAAGCTTTGGGATATACATTTCATACTGAACTGGCTGATAACAAGAAGGTATACGATTTAGAATTTTCAAAAAATAAATACAACTTTGAATTTAAGTATACTCTGGAAAGTGCTTTAAAGGATATGTGGAAATAAATATATAATGGAGAAAATAATTCAGATTTCTTATGATGAGAATCTTTCTCACATTGGTAGCTGCTTAACAACTTATCCTATCATAGAACATATATACAATACAAAAAATGATGATGATAAGATTGTTCTATCAAGTGGGCACGCTGGTCTGGCCCTATACGTAGCTCTTGAAAAGTATGAGAATAAAGATCCAATCTATTTGTTACACAAGTATGGCATACATCCAGAAAGAGACATAGAGAATGGTATACACGTTAGTTCTGGTTCTTTAGGTTCAGCTGTTCTAATTGCAACTGGGATGGCTTTTGCAAATAGAAGTAAGGACTTTCATTGTATAATATCAGATGGAGAATGTGCAGAAGGTAGTGTATGGGAGGCTTTACGTTTTGCGTATACAAACAATCTTACAAATCTTAAAATTCATGTAAACATGAATGGATATTGTGCATATGATGAAATAGATACTGAATATTTGATTAAGAGACTGCTAGCTTTTTACCCAGATGTTTTCATTTGGAAAACAAAGTGCCCCGAGACAGAAAATATGTCTGGATTATTGGCCCATTATTATGTCTTAAAAGTTAAAGACAAGGATGAATTATTGAATAATGCGGAAACAATTTGCGAGCTTGTTGCATAATGAGATGTTAAAAAATGATAAAATTATTTTAATAACAGGTGATTTGGGGTTCGGTTTATTTGATACAATTCGTAAAGACTTTCCAGAACGTTTTGTAAATGTAGGATCAGCCGAACAGCTCCTCATAGGTGTAGCAATTGGGCTATATTATGAGGGGTTTATCCCCGTGTGTTATTCTATCACTCCATTTCTTCTTTTTAGACCATTTGAATTACTTAGGACATATGTAAATTATGAGAAAATTCCATTGAAACTATTTGGTGGCGGTCGAGACAAGGATTATAGTCACGATGGTATGTCACATTGGGCTTGTGATGATATCAAGATTTTGTCAACCCTTGATAATATAGAGACCTTTAAAGATGAAGATGTTGATATTAATGTTATTTATAATGATAAACCAGTGTATGTAAATCTAAGAAGAACATGATTTAATGAATGTTCTTAAATAATTTACATCTTTTTTTTGTTTCCAACCTATTGACTTCAATTTCGTAGCATTTGTAAAATACCTACTATCGTTAAAAGGTCTGTCTGATATATTTGTTATCCACTTATCATAATCGTTTGTGCCGGTCGACTCCTCGATTATGATCTTTGCGACATCAAGTACACTCACCTCGTAGTCGGATGATATATTATAAACTTCTCCAGGTGTCCCATTTTTCCACACTGTTAATACAGCGTCCGTAACATCATCAACATGGATGAAAGCCCTCTTAACATTTGCACTGTTGTTGCCATGAAGTGTACATTTTTTACCTTCCTTTAAAAGTTTTATAAACTTTGGAATGAGCTTCTCGTGAAATTGATTTGGTCCATACACATTGTTACATCTGATAATCTTGATATTCATATTGAACGACTTTATATACGACATAATAACCATCTCAGCTGCAGCCTTTGAAGCGGCATACGGATTCGTTGGTGACAGTGTGTCAGTCTCAACGAACTGTTTGTCATCAAGGCTCTCACCGTAGACCTCATCTGTACTGAAATGGATAATCTCCGTATTAGGACTATATTGCCTAAAAGTGTCAATTAATATATGTGTTCCAAGTGTATTCTCTTCTGTAAAAGTTACTGGATCCTCAAATGAATTATCAACATGACTATGAGCGGCAAAATGGATAACTGTATCGAACTTGTGCTTTTCTATAAGATGAACCAAAAGTTCACGGTTGCGAATATTACCAGCCACGGGCTTCACGACACAATTGTTGACATCAGAACAAGTATCCAATTTATCTAAATTAACAATATCATAATCTTTTGATGTTGCGTTTATGAAATTTGAGGCTATAAAGCCACATCCACCAGTGACAAGAATTGTCATTTTATACAAAATGGTTAAATTCTTTAAATCTACATAAGACTATCGTAGACATCTCTACCATCTGTCGGTGTATAACTACCATCCGAATAATCCCATCTATTATCCTGCTTCTCAACAGATTTTATGTGCCACAAAGCCAATGTTGGATCTGCATTGAGATTTATAGGATTTTTAAAACCCGTCAACCTCTCATGAAGTTTATTAGAATATCTAATTGTTGGAATATTTTTAATTATACGAGTCTGACAATCCGGCCAGTTTATCCACCCAGCTTGATTAACATTGAAACCGGTAAGCTTTAACCATTCGTCTGTAAAACCTGGACATATATTTATTCTCGGTATAACAACCATATCAGCATTAGAATCTTCTATCATCTTTTTCATATTCACAATCAATTTTTCTTGTGGCATTTCATCAGGGTCAATCAAGAATATATACTCACCGGAACATTTTTCAATCTGATAATTCCTTTGTGCAGAAAAATCACCGTCAAATCCACGTCTGTTTACGACTATATCATCTTTGAAATACTCAATAACTCGCTCAACTGAATTGCTTACGTGATTTGTATCAATCAATATATTTATTTCATCATCGGATTCTCTCACTTTTTTTAGAAATGAGACAAGTGAATACAAGTCTTTAGATTCATTACACACCATTATGGCATATGAAAACCTCATAATAAAGAATAAAGTATTTTAATCTTTAAATGATTGGTGTCATTACTGGTGCAACTGGCCAGGATGGTAGCTATCTGGTTGAACTCTTGATTGATAAAGGGTACGAAGTCCGTTGTGCGGTTCGGCGAAGCACTTACCCTATGAAATACAGCAATATCGCCCATCTGACAGACCAAGTCAAGATTTATGATTGCGACTTGACAGACCAGTCTAGCCTTTTCAGACTCTTTGATGGTGACGGACCTTTCGAGGTGTACAACCTAGCTGCTCAGAGTCAGGTTGGGACATCCTTTAATTGCCCCCAGACAACCTTTGAGATTAACACAATCGGGACTCTCAACCTACTGGAGTGCATCCGTCAGTTGGGTATCCAAGACCGCTGCAAGTTTTATCAGGCTTCAACCTCTGAGATGTTCGGCAAGGTTCAGGAGGTTCCACAAACTGAAAACACCCCTCTGTATCCTCGGTCACCATATGGAGTATCAAAGGTTGCCGCACATTGGATTGTCAAGAATTACCGTGAGACATATGGTTTCTTCGCCTGTTCGGGGATAATGTTCAATCACGAATCTCCGAGAAGGGGTGATTACTTTGTGACTCAGAAGATTGTCAAGGGTATCAAGGATGTTGTCGATGGAAAGATTGAAGTCTTGGAGATTGGTAACCCAGATGCCAAGAGAGACTGGGGTCACGCAAAAGACTATGTCAAGGCTATGTGGCTAATACTCCAACAGGACCACCCTGATGACTATGTGGTTGCAACTGGCGTTGAGCATTCTATCAAGGACCTCGCAAATATCGTAGCCAAAAAGAATGGTATTGAACTCTCGTGGGATGACCAGGGTGCTATCAATTCTGTGACAGGTGCCCGGGTTCTTAAGATTTCTCCAGAGTTCTTCAGACCCTGTGAGGTTGATCAGTTATTGGGAGACTCAACCAAGGTGCGTTCCATTGGGTGGAAGCCGGAGTTTACATTCGAGACACTTATTGAAGATATGGTTCTGAACAACTCATCACTCAAGAATTGAGTTGTAGAATATTTAGGAGTTCCAGATCTAGAAATATCATTCTTCATCTTCAAGAGTTTTACAATTTCATCATCACTCAGGAATCTCATAAACTGCGTCTTATCATCAAGCTGTGACTTTTCCCTTAGAGACTGACAGACTGGCCAGGTTACCTCACGCAATAGGCGGACCTCCTCTTCCAATTGGGTTAGGCGGGGTAGAATATGGTCCTTCACAAGTTCCCTTAGGTCTTTGAGAGCCTTGACGGGGTCACCCGGTGACATATCCATTCTTGAAAATAAAATGCTTGCTGTTTTTAAGAATGGAATCAGCAATCAAAAATCTCATCAAGAGAGGTGCCAAAGCTAACATAAACGACAACAGTAAGGAACTCGTTCTCCGAGTGCCTCTTAGGGGATACCCAACAGTAGGAGCATATAGAACTTCTCAAGGTAAGAAAATTGTATTACGTGCACTTCTTGAATCCAATACAAAAAGGGGGGAAACCGCTAGAAAACTTCTCGGAGTTAGAATTAATGCAAAATCTCCTTCTCCTCGTTCTGCTAATAAAAAGAGTTCTTCAGCGGGTAAGCGTTCAAGGGGGTCTATCCGCTGAGGAAAAGTCTCAGATATTTAAAAGTATTTTTGAAATTTCTCACAGGCAGTTCAAGCAAGAAGCTGGTAGCCAAGGTATGCTCCCATACCAAGCATCGCCAGGCGACCATTGTCAAGCTCTGCCTCCGGTGTGAAAACCGAATAGCTTAGGTCACTCTCCTCGTCATATGTAATGACTGTACCAAGGGCAACAAGGGCTGTCACACCGGTAAAATACAGGGCATCAAACTGGTGGTTCCCAGTCCCGCTCCAGTCGCGTGCGACTGACCCAACGCTCCACAAGGTCCCCTGCATAGCACAACGCCCATTTAACTTTTCCGCAAATCGCAGGTAGGAATTCTTCCGAACCTTCTTTTGCGAGTTGGAGGACATAATCGCGTGTGGTCGCCCGCATACAGCCTTCATTGTTATACCTTATTAGTGCGGCTCTCTTTTAAGTTTAAAAGAGACTTCTTACAGTTGAACCTAATGATTTTTTTGAAGTTCTAGATTGAAGGCGGCGAAATCCATAGTAATTCTTACTAAGGTTCGAATTTGTGCAACCTTTGACATTTCTCTTTGCCGTGGTAAAATCTATAATATAAAGATTGTAACCCCTATTGAGACTCCATTTATACATTATATTATTAGGGTTCATACTTAAATCACCGTGACATATACCAAGGTCATTCATATATTTGATCTTTGTCGTGAGCTTATCAATCAATTCAGTATAAAGTCTTTCGGCTTCTTCTCCACCCTTAGCCTCTATTTCCCTCTTCAAATCGTAAAATGTACCATCTAATTTCTCCATAGTTATCTTGAGAATGCCAGTATCCTCGAAGTACTCAGGCATTCCTATCATTGGAAAAAGCCTAGCTCTTGAAGAAGCTCCACAAACATCAATCTCTCTTTCGGCGTCTTCTCGTGAAGAAGTTTTTGTAAAACGATAAACTTTGTTATTCTTCTCAAACAATAACGCATCTTCCCCACCCTGGATGTTCTTTGCATTCTTGATAGTGTCTGGAAAATTCTGTAAAATTAAGTTCCTTGTTGGCTTCATCCTTATAATAATCCTCAAGGTTTTTGTCCAGGATAGCCTTCTTTTCCCAGTCCTCAAGGTCGAACCATCCAACTGGGAAGTCCCCCTCTAGCTCTTCAGTATACTCAACCTCAGGTAGGTGCTTGCGAAGGAGTTCATCCTTCTCCTCCTGGCTAAGATCCCACCACTCTCGCCTGTCCTTGGAGTAAAAGTATCCCAACACACCAAAATAAAAGTTTATAAAAAGTGAATACGCAATCATATCTATTTACTTAAACTAGCTTGCATATACTTTATGTCCTTTTCAATTGATGTAACTTTACCGTGGATGTCATAGATAATTTCGCGGGTTCCAGTGTGTTCAGCTTCTGACGCATGGGCCTTGGTGAACAGTTCGTCGATACGATTCACCTGATACCCAGCAAAGAATACCGCTGAACATATTGGAAACATCGCCATGACAAACTGAGTTGAACTCATACTAATATATTGTTGATAAATTAATAATGAACCTCAAAGACTCGCCCAAGAAAGTTCAATATGTTATGATCGATTCAAAATTTGTTACTGGAACCAATAACACCTTCTCTGTAAACTTTGGAATTCAATCGAACACTATGGTTGAATCTATGAGGGATGTGATAGGAATCAAACTTGTAGACTTTTTTGTAACGCAGATAGGCTCAAGTGATGCTGGTAATGTCAACGCCGCCAAATTTGTAGACATCTACTGCCCTGAGATTCCAACACCTGGACAGATCCTAACTGAACGCAGGGGTCAAATATTCAACCGAATCCCACTTGAACGCAATTTTAGTGGAAGCAATAGCCTGATTGTTCATGACAAGCAGTGGAAAGGTCTCACTAGACAGACAAACTATTTCAATCCAATTTCAATCAAAAAGCTAAACTTTACACTATATGAACACCAGGGTGACGATGATTACAAGTTGTTGCATCCTGACGCTTCATTCTATATGATCCTGGAGATCACGACAATTGACCACGAGGCACCAAAGCCTGATAAATTGGCGAGAACTATAGAAAAGTTGTGCAGAAGGTTGGATAACCTTCCTGATATTATATTGAATCCTCCACCTGAACCGGTGTCTAAACCGGCTGGTAGAAAGATACCATTTATGTACCTGGTAGCAGGTCTAATAGCCATATTGGGTGGATGGCTCTATTTTATGCGGTCAGGTCCTTCCCAGGGGATCCCTGGGGTCCAGCTGAGCCCTGGTCTCCCTTAGGACCCTTTGCACCCTTAGGGCCTACTGCACCCTCTGGGCCTGGTGGGCCGGCAGGACCGGGTGGACCCATTGCACCACCCTGAACAACCTCGGTGACCTCCAAAAGGAGCTGGAGTACCTCGCGTGGGTCTGGCTTGCGAGCACTGAGAGCGGCATCAATCTTTTCGCGTACGGAGTCCATTATATAATTATTAAAGATTAAAATCTTTAACTTGTTAGATGCTTTTTATAGGGCCAACGCCATTGGCTGGAATTGGTCAATGTATGCTCAAGTATGTTAGCCTATTTCCTGGGAGTACATACAAGGAGATTCACCAACTTGGACCAGATGATGACAACCAAGATGTGTTTGTGTTTCCTTTGCCAATCGAACCATGGTTATCAATAATACCCAAAATAAAGGAAAAGGCAAGGTCTGTCATCTGTATGACAATCTGTGAGACTGAAACGGTTCATGAGGATTATGGAAAACTCTTTGATATGTTTGAAAATATTGCAGTGTCAAGTGAATTTTGTAAGAGGGTTTTTTCAAGACAATTTCCTGATACAATTTTTCACATAATCAGAGCCTATATTCCACCACCACCCGTTTTCATCCTACCCGAATCTGATATCTATAGGTTCTATCACATTGGCAATATCCTGGATCAACGCAAGAATGTCAATGACATCCTGAGGGCCTTCACAGAACTCAACCTACCTCAGTGTGAACTCATAATCAAGGCAACCTGCAAGCAGGAGGTCAACATTCAACACCCAAACATCAAGGTTATCAATGGTTTAGCACCTCAGGAGTTTGTAGATAGGCTCCACGCAATGTGTGATTGTTATGTGAGCTTTTCAAATTCCGAGGGGATTGGTCTGGGTGCCGTAGAGGCTGCACTCCGTGACAAGCCTGTCATTTTACCCGAGTATGGTGGGGCACCTGATTACATCAAGAGTGATTATATGATTTCTTGTGGTACCCAGGAGGTTCCCAATGATGACTTCCTGTTCAAAAAGGGGATGCTATGGGGTAAACCCAACTTTGAACAGCTGAAGGAATTTATGATGGATGCACACACCAAAAGGGTGCGAAAGGTTGAACATTCATTTACAAGGCAGAGAGTGAGTAAGGATGAGATCCTTGAGCAATTCAAAGCATTTCCTCGTTGATATAGTTTGCCGCGTAGACAATTATTGCCGCCAATATGGCACCTGACATCATAGACCCCTTCTGAGCAATCAGAAGCATATTGAGTTCATCAAGGGGCTTGAAGCCTGTTGGTTCCTTGATGAGCTTAGGGAGGACATTGGCCAGGAGTATGTAGACTGTCATACCTATGATAACGGGGCGGAGGGTCTCAGTGTCAAACATTTACTCTTTGCTTACAAAATAATGCCGCTTGCAATAGGCACCGCAGCTAGCTCTAGATTTACAGGGGGCTCCTGAGAGTGTGACCGCTTTGCAGATAAGCGACCCCTTTCCTCTCAACTGTACTACTTGTTTGGGTTCATCCTTGATGATTATAGTACTCCGTGTAGCCTTTTCAGCCTTTAGGTTCGATTGTGTTTGCCGGAGCTTCTCCAAAGTCTTGACCGGGTCAAACACTTTGAGTGTAACCCTCACACAACCAACTTCTATAGCACGACCATCCTTGGGCACGACAAATTTAATGTGAACGGACATTTTGATTGGATTGAGTGATTCGCACTCAGGACACAGGACACTTTCAAACATATATTTTTTTAGTCTGGGTTTTAAAAAAGTTTACAACTTCCTAATATCATAGCCTTTGCTGTGAAGGGTGCGGATTATAATACCACCGAGAGGTCCACACTTGACTCCAACACTTGACCGTGACCACAACTCGAGAAGGTACTCGACGCTGTAGCGAACAAGGATAGGCGAAGCCATTGGTTTGGGATGTGCTTCGCACTCAGGACCTCGGACACTTTCAAACATCAATTTTGTTGTAAAATTTTTGTATAGAATAGGTGACCCACATCTGAATAAGAGTTGCAATACTTATGAAAGTTATGGCTCTTGAATCATCTTTATTATCTATAGCCAACACAATTACAACACCTTTGCCTATGGTCAAAAGGTACTGATACACAAGATATACAAGCAAAAGACCTTTATTATACATCTGAACCCCCTTGTAGCCAACAAACGCTACAAATGCGAGCATACCAAACATTGGTTGAAAGAAGAACCATAAGTTCATCATATTTATTATGAAATCAATCATAGTTATACCTCTTGCTATAGAAGCCTCTTGTTCGTATTGCATGGCTCGCATTAACATTACTTCACCTATATTGATGCGTTCTTCCCCAATCAATATGGGTACACCTTCATCAGAAGCCTCTTTTTTTATGGGGTTGTACTCACTTACAGCAATGTAAATTGGTCCATCTGGATTTTCCACCACCAAAGGTTTCTCCATATATAGTGGATGTTGAAGATTTTTCCTATAAAAATCCCAATCAGACCAAAGACAAAGAGGGAGCATCACGTCAGGAAGGAGTATGAAGCAAAGTACGCTTGTTATTTGGCTTCAGGTGATATCAAGAATGAAAAGAAACTTGAAAAATGTATAGAAAAGTGTCAAAATGTTTTCATCAATCCAGATGAAGAATCATAATAATTTATTGACAACTAGTAAATGCCAAACGTGAATGCAATAAAAAAGTTGGCCAAGAAGAAGGTCAATAGTTCCAGTTTGGCAAACAATGTCAAAGAGAGTGCGTTGAAAAACATTAATCGTATGAAGATGAAACAGAGAAATGAGACGTTTCTTGCTGAGCAGAAACTCCACAGTATATTATTGCAATACAGTGACGAAATTGCCGATAATGTTGTGTTCAGTCCAATGACTCAGAGACTTCTCAGTGTCAAACCACTCCCTATGAGTGCAAAGAAGTCCATCAAAAAGTCCTCACCCAAAACGAGCGGTAGAACCGCAAGGCGTCAGACTGCAAAGGCTGGTGCTATTGTTCTCAGTCGCAAGGGTATACCAAAGGGTCCAGCTGAGAATATACTTGATAAGCTTCTCAGGTCAAGATAGCTGCAGCTTCTCCACCTATGGTTGCTAGGTACAGGTCAACATCTCCTGCAAATTCTGGACACTTCTTGAGTGTCTTTTTGGTTACCATATCTTGAACATTTGATATATGTTCCTCAAACTTTTTGATATCCACACCAGTGGCATTGTGAATCTGCTTTGGTGTGGCTATATCCTTGAGGGCCCAGAGGTACCCTGCGGAATAATTGGCGTGAAGGACAGACACCAGTGGTGATTCGTCCTGTTGAGCAGCCGTGGCAAAGCGGGCTGATTGGCGGATCAACTTTTCAATAGTTGCCTTTGAAGCCCCATTCGAACCTCGGATGAAAACAGACAATATCAGTAGAGCAGCTAAAAGATACAACCACATTACTTAATAATTAGAAAAATGTTTCTGGTTGAGTACAAAGACCCACCCGAGGTGTTCACAAATCTGGTGGTCAACAAGGATGAATGTCTGATCCAACATATGTGTGATGAGAATATCACAATAACCGAATGGATCTACCCAGTCATATGGGGTGATGATGAATGTGAAGAAGTTTCAGTAACTTTTGATGAAATTATTTCAAAACTTTTAAAAGACTCAAACTTTTTTAAAGTTTCAAAAAATCTTATAGATTTTGGAAATGTCGTCTACAAGTACACACCCAGTGAAATACTTTCGTTCGAGACAAGGATGCCTGAGTTTAGTTGTGTTTTACCCCCAACTGAGTGGGGAATTATTGATGACGAAATCAGCATAACCATCTCGGATACATTTGATGTGACCTATGATGACATAACATATCGATTTCCAATTTTTCATCTTGTAAAAAACTTTTCAAAAAATCTAAAAATTCAATCAAAGTTTTTAAAAAGTTTGAAAAGTTTGACAAAAGTTTATATTGAAGAAAATTTTCCAATATGTTTAGAGACTTTGAACCCTAGAAAGAGAGTATACATAGCACCATGCTTCGAGTGAGATGGGACAGTACGTGTTATGAATGTGGAAATCCTGTAGATGTCAAACTAAAGATTGAAAGTTTTAGATCATTCTTTTTATTAAGAAACTTTGCAACACACAAACCATTTTGTATGTTGGGAAATTGTCCAATGATTAAATACTATGGAAATATGAAACTTAGGAGAGTGTGTCTTTCCTGTTATTTCTCTCCTAAGAATCACTTTAGTTTTCTTAAACAACGTGAAATTGGTAAAGTTTGTAAACAAGTTCGCCTTCGGTCAAAGACTTCACAAGAACTTTATGAATGGTTTGAAGACTTTGACAGGTATCGCAAACGAAAGGACATTGACGACTGTCTTATGCCCAAACTCGGTGTCGTACCCGGACTAAACATATATCTTTTAGGAACTCTTTATGGTGATCATGACAGTGATTAGGGTCATAATAATTGATGAGATGAGCATACCCCAAAGATATCTCATGCTTTCTTCCGCAGCCTTCTGCTCGCCCGCGGAGAGCTTCTTGTAAAAGCTCAAACCTATTATTGAACTTGTGAGGGATGTTACACCAACTAGCAGAGACAGCAGCAGGACAAAGAAATTCATGTCTTAATCTTACTTAAGAAAAAAGTTTACATATATATTCAAATCAAAATGCTGGAAACGGTTAAAAAAGTTTCTCACCAAGAGCACATCCTTTTGAGACCTGACTCATACGTTGGGCCAACTGCTCTACAATCCGACACATACTGGGTTCTTGATGGGGAACAATTCACGCAGAGGCAGGTCAAATATGCCCCAGCACTGCTGAAGATTTTTGATGAGATTCTGGTCAATGCAATTGATCGCAATTCTACACATCCTAAAGAGGTCAAATATATCAAGGTCTCCGCAGACCGCGAGACGGGTGCTATAACCATTGAGAACAATGGTCCACTTGGTGGAATCTGTGCTGAACTTCACAAGGAGGAACAGCTGTGGAATCCTGAGTTGACCTTTGGACACCTTTTGACTTCTACAAATTATGATGACAATGCCCAACGGGTTGTTGGTGGTCGCAACGGCTATGGTGCCAAGTTGGCAAATGTCTACTCCAAGCTTTTCAGTGTGACCATCAAGGATCCAGTCAACAAGAAGAAGTACTCTCAGATTTGGGAGAACAATATGACCAAGTGCAATAGACCCAAGATTACAAATCACGCTGCGTCAACCTCGAGTGTTTCCATCACATTTGTTCCAGATTGGTCACGCTTTGGTATGACCAAGATGGATGAGGATATCTACAAGATTATTGAGAAGCGGGTATGGGATGCAGCCTTTTGCACATCTGGCACTTGCAAGGTTTCTTTCCAGGGTTCGGATATCAAGACTCCTTCTACCGAGGAGTATATGAGAATGCTCCACCCTGGTGCGGAGACTGTCGTCAATGTTACAACCCCTCGATGGTCTGTTTCGGTGGCTCCATCTGACTCTGGTTTTCAGCAGGTTTCCTTTGTAAATGGCATCTGCACAACCAAGGGTGGCACTCACGTTGACCACGTTGCCAATATGATTTCAAATGGGATTATTGATGACTTGGCCAAGAAGATTAAGCTCCGACCACAGCAAGTCAAAAACACCCTATTTGTATTGGTGAAGGCTACTCTGGTGAACCCAAGCTTCAGCAGCCAGATCAAGTCTGAGTGCACCCTAAAGGTTCAGGAGTTTGGTAGCCGTTTCGAGCCTCCCAAGAATTTCATCAAGAATGTCCTCAAGACTGGAGTCCAGGATGAGGTTATGGCATTGTCAAAGGTTCGTGAAGAAAAGGAACTCAAAAAGACTGACGGTGCCAAAAAGTCCAAGATTACTGGAATTCCAAAGCTTGATGATGCTAACTGGGCTGGGACTGTCAAGAGTGCCAAGACAACTCTAATCATCACAGAGGGTGACTCTGCCAAGACCTTGGCGGTTGCTGGTCTATCTATTGTTGGTAGGGATGCCTATGGAGTGTTCCCACTTCGTGGCAAGTGCAAGAACGTCCGTGACGCCAGTGCCAAACAGTTGATGGATAACGAAGAGTTTAACAATCTCAAGAAGATTTTGGGGTTGCAACAGGGCAAGGTTTATTCTTCGGTCAGCGAGCTTCGTTATGGTAATCTTATGATTATGACTGATGCTGATAATGATGGAAGTCACATCAAGGGTCTTGTGCTCAATATGTTTCACTACTTTTGGCCAAGTCTTTTGGATATCGGCTTTGTGATCTGTATGGTGACTCCAATTGTCAAGGCGACAAAGGGGAAGCAGCAGAAGTGGTTCTTCACGGACTCTGTATTCAGGAATGACGAATCGAGCAAGCCTGGGAGTGGTTGGAAGGTCAAGTACTACAAAGGGTTGGGTACATCAACTTCTGAGGAGGCTAAGAGCTATTTCAAGAGTATCGAAAAGTTGACGGTTGGTTTTGAGGTTGACGAGGAGACTGACGAATCGGTTGTGCTGGCATTTGACAAGACCAAGGCTGATGCTCGAAAGGCGTGGCTCACCAAAAATTCAAGTGGTCACGAGGAGATCAACTATGGTTCAATCAAGAGCATAACAGTTTCGGAATTCATCCACAAGGACCTAATCAACTTCAGTTTGGCCGACCTGAAGCGTTCGATTGCTCATATGTGTGATGGTTTCAAGCCTTCTCAACGCAAGGTTCTGTTTGCCTGTTTCAAGAAGAATCTCAAGGATGAGATGAAGGTTGCACAGTTGGCAGCCTACGTTTCTGAGATTACAGCCTATCACCACGGAGAGGTTTCTTTGGCTGATACTATTGTCAAAATGGCTCACGACTATGTTGGTTCAAATAATGTAAACTATCTTGAACCCTGTGGTCAGTTTGGGACCCGTCTGATGGGTGGTAAGGATGCTAGTCAGACGAGGTACATCTTCACAAAGTTGATGCCTCAGACGAGGAAGATTTTTGATCCAAATGACGACGCGATTCTGATCTACCTTACAGATGACGGCAAGCCTATTGAACCCGAGTACTTCATGCCAGTCTTACCAACTGTTCTCATCAATGGTTCAGAAGGTATTGGCACAGGCTTCAGTTGCAATGTTCCTCCATTTAATCCTGTTGATATCAAGGCAAACATCAGGCTGGCTCTGAAGGGCAAGACTATCAAGAAGATGACACCTTGGTACAAGGATTTCAAGGGGACCATTGTAACAAAAGAGGATGCCTGGGTGGCTACTGGGATATCGAGTGCTTCGCACTCGGGTCTAATCATCACAGAACTCCCACCCGGTTTGTGGACTCAGGATTTCAAAGAGCACCTTGACGCCCTAGTGGACAAGAAGACAATCACAGGGTACAAGAACAACTCTACAACCGAGAGTATTCATTTTGAGATTAGCGGCTACCAGGGAAAGGACCATGTGAGGGACTTCAGGTTGGCCAGAACCATCCGGGTGAGCAATATGCACCTGTTCCACCCCAATCAGGGAATCAAGAAGTACCAGTCGGCGGAGGAGATTCTGGTGGACTTTGTGGAGCTGCGGATCGACTACTACAAGAAGCGGAAGGCCCACCTCAAGAAGCAGTTGGAGCAGAAGGTGCTGGTCCTCACGAACAAGGCTAGATTCGTTCTCAAGGTTGTGAACGAGGAGATCAAGGTGTTCAAGCGGAAGAAGAAGGACCTGGAAGACGAGATTGCTCAGGAGTTCCCCAAGGTGGAAGGCAACCACGACTACTTGCTCAACATCAAGACGTGGCAGTACACAGATGAGGCGGTCGATGCGATGTTCAAGGAGGCCAAGGCTGTGGAAGTGGCACTGAAGGATCTAGAGGGAACCTCGATAATTCAGATGTGGGAAAATAACCTTCTAGAATAGTAGACAATGGCTGGTAGTGCCGCTGTAATGTCATTAAGTGCAGTTGGTAAACAGGACACATATTTTGATGGCAAGGATTCCTTTTTTGAATTTAATCAACTTAGGCATTCAAACTTTACAAAGTTCCAGAGGTCAACCAAGATATTAAAACCAACTACAACAACCTCAACCCAATGGCCTTTCAACGAGACTATACAGGTTGTATTGAACCCTCAGCAGATGGGTGATCTCCTGTGTAATATGTACCTGAAATGCACATTACCAGCGAATAAAGTAGGTATAGTCTCGTTTGGGTATGCTGCGGATGTTGGCAAGGCGTTGATAAAGACAATTGAGTTTAGAGTTGATGAGTTTGAATTGGAGACTCTTTATACAGACTGGGCAGTCATATATGATGAACTCTATATGACTGAGGAGGAGAAGGATGCCGTCAAGTTTCTAGACAATAATGGTCAGCCGTCGGGTAGTATGGCTGGCATTTCTGGTGATGGTATAAAGCTGTTTATACCACTTCATTTTTTCTTTGGGAGGAGGCACTCTACTCAAGACTTTGATAACAAGTTGTTGAATGATAAATATTTCAAACCATATTTTCCACTTTGTGCAATCCACAAACAAAAGATATTTTTAAAAATCACATTCAATGACCAGAATTTTTTTTCGAATGTGTCGACAACACCTTTAAATGTAGAACTTCCACATTTTGAGATTGTCACCGAGGAAATATCTTTGTCACCTATTGAAAGGGCATATATCATCAACAACAAGCAGACTATAACAACTGAATTGATGAGAAGGCAGAGTCCTCTTGATATTGACTCATTTTTCGTGGAAGCCAAAAACAATTTAGTTCCCAATATTCCTGTAAAAACCTTACACTGGTTCTTCAGAAGGGACGAATTTGAGAATGACCCTCTCGAAATTGCTAATCGTTTCAACTTTGGAAATTATTACAATGGGGCAACAACAACTTCGAATATATATGGTCAAGCCGAAAATCCAATTATGTCAGATGCCGAGTTATTCATCAATGGTACACAGAATCTTGGATTTATGGGGTCTAAAGAAAGAAACTTATCATCAACTGCAAATTATTTCAAGCACCAAGTTCCATTCAAAGTGGGGTTATCTTCACCCTTGCGAAATATCTACACATACTCATTCAGTCTGAAACCAAAAGACCCTTTACCAACAGGAGCTTTGGATTTCAGTCAGCTGAATTCTGACAAGACATTCTTATTGGCGTCTTTATTAGAGACTGGCAAAGATTCAACATCAACAACAACACGGACCCAAAATGATGTCACAGCAACACTTACAGCGACAGTTACAACTAAACAATCTGGAACAACCCTATCCGTTACAGCAACGGCAAATTGTCTGTCAACCATAACGGTATACCAAAATGATATTGATATTATAACGACAGGTGAACCAATTCTAACAATAACGCAAGATGTTTCAACAGCTAGTATCAATAACACCTTTTACATGACGGCGTCAAATGTTGCAAACGGCACTTCAACAACTGAGGTGATTTCATTGTTAAAGCCCCCATTGGTATACAAATATCATTTGTACTATACGGGATATCAGACGCTTGAATTTGAAAACGGCCTCTTGAGGCCTATGTTTTCGACTTGAGAAGGTCCTTGTTATTCTTGATGTAGTCAATAATGTTATTGGTAATACACCACTTGATGAAGTTTAATTGTGCAACAGTTGTTATAATAATCTCATGACTTCCTGGGATTGTAAACTCAAACTTGTTTGACCTGCAAAAGGGGTCAAAGAGTTTCTTGCTATAGCCATCGAGACTTGATTTGTAGGCACAATGAACACTAAACATCTTGCCGGTCCTGGTGGTGTAAGATAGATTCTTATTCTTAGAGTAATTTGTTATGAACCATTCTAAATTCCTCAAGGAGATTCCACTTCGCTTCTCCAAAATGTCCTTGAGGGTTTCCGAGTTTTTGTTGTCCGAATAGAACTGATTAACTGAGTTGAGAAGAGTCTCAGACCTGCTCATCTGCTATCTACTAATAGATTAAAATCTATAACTGACTTTTGAGGAGTTCCAATGCTCGCCTGAGAGTTTGAAGGAGTCAATCTCGGGATACGGAGAGCACACGCAGGGCACCCATCCTGATACAGAGGTGGCACGCTGTGATTGTGTTCAACAACATTTTTGACCTCGATAGGGTGTAGCTTCTTCTTCTGATCCTGATGATGTTTACAATACCCACCGTCAGTCGCCTTGAATTTACAACGTTGCCCATTCTTCTTTACACCAAGACAGGTGTTCAACTGAGGTGTCACACCACTCAGATTTGGGTTGCCTGCATCACGCAATAGCAGAGAGATTGGGATACGATAACTCTCTGATACTTGCTTAGCAAATGAGGTAATTCTCTCATTGACCCGGTGGTCAACTTCAGCCTCGAACAACTTCATAAGTTGTTCACTCATTCGTCTTACTATTATTTTGCTCGAATTTCTTAAATAGGTCCGAGACTTGTGTCTGTTCCACAGCCTTACCCTTCCTGGTTCGCTTCTTTGGAAGCATACTACTGAAGATCTCCTCCTTTGGATTCTCAATCAAAGGTTCCAATAGGTCACAAACTGGGTTCATAAACTTGTTCTCCAGATAGTACTGATAGTCCAAGGGTACATTGTTCTCCCTGGCATACTTGGGATCCTCAGACTTTTCAAACGCCTTGGCCTTTTTGTTTCCCGTGTCAGTCAACACATACTGGACCCGGTCACCAGACTGAGGTTCAGAACCAGACTCTCGCTCACGCATCTTGTTACGGACTTGAACGTGAGCCATATTCTGACTCTTATAGGAGTCGGCCAGCTTCTGCGAGAGGATCAACTTCTCCATAGGAACCTCCCCACCAACAAGTTCAGCAGCCCTCTGACGGGCCAATGCAATCGCGGCGTCTGGGTTATTTGATTCCAGAATGATATCCAAGAGTTCGGTACAAACCTCACGAACGTGAAGGGTGTTATCACGCCTCACAACCTGAAGCCCCTTCACATCAATATAGTCCATCTTCATCTTGTCATCCTTTCCCTTTGTCCACAGCTTGGCGGCGTACCGCTTCTTGCTGTAAAGAAAGTATGGATAGTAAACCTTCTCAAGCTCCAAGTCATTGGGCTTTTTGAAAAGAGCGGTGCACTCCTCCGCAGCCTGCTCACCAAGCTTCCAACTGTGCTCTAGGGCTTGCTCGGGAGTCATACCCGTTGTGTCAAACTCAACCATAACTGAATCCGTGTCACCGTACCTCACCTTGGCACCCTCAAAGTTTGCCTCCACGTAGTTCTTGGTCTCCTCAATCATACTACGACCCTTTGCCGTGACTGTTGAAGCGATCGGAACACAAGGAAGCATACCCTTTCCAGCACCCGTGAAGCCGTAGACAGAGTTCATAGAAATCTTGTAAGCTAACTGTTTGCCATTGTATACGTCCTTCATAATACCTGTAGCCTTGGCCATATCCTTTTTGGCCTGACTACGGAACGCCTTTAGCTCCTTGAGAACAGACGGCAAAAGACTATCCACATTCTGTGCAAACTTGTAGGTCTTTTCTCCAATCTGAAAGCTCTCATACTCAACACCAGGTACGTTTTGATACTTGGGGTCCATAACAAGAGTTGAATAGCACAGATTGTGAGCCATCATAATAGATGGGTACAGTCCGGCAAAATCTAGGGCTGTGATTGGTGTATAGTAAGCTCCAGTCTGAGCCTCCAAGACAGTTGCACCTTCATAGGTGTCGCTCTGGATTTTACCCCAGCGGATAGTTGGAATCATGTACTTGAGTTCCCGAGCCTTACGTGTCATCTGACTGAAAACCTTAATCTGCTGACCACGCTCCGATAGATAGGACAGTGGAACCCAGGTTGCCTTGGCCATCTCAACAAGATTTAGTAGGATACACAACTTGTCCAGGAGGCGATGTGGCAAGATAGTATCCTTGATACAATACTCGGCAACCTCTCGAAGTTGAACAGGATCCTCCTCGCGGAAACGCTTGAACATCTCCTTTGGAGACATATCAATCTTGTGGTCACCAAGATAGGTATCGGCAACAAAATCCAACTTGTAACTATCCAGCTTCTTTTCACGCTTCACTTCGTGAAACAGGTCAAAGATGTAACGGCCGGACATTGGGAGGAGCTTCATCAGATTATCACCCAAAGCACTGGATGAAAGCTTCTTGTAGACAAAGTCACACCGTGTGCCCTTCAGCTTGCCGAGCTCAAAGAAAACATCAGGACACTTGCAGATAATTGCACGCTTGTAGATATACTCCAAGTCAAACCCAAAGATGTTCCAACCAGTCATAATATCGATATCGTGCTTGAAAAGGTACTCCTTGAAGCCCATAATCAGGTCACGCTCGGTATCATAGTTGACGATGTTGCAACCCTCCAGGTTGGTATCAGTTTTCTTGTAGCACAGACAAGTCTTGTCATAAATCTCAGACTCACCTAGACGCTTCAGAGTGAAGGCAATCTGGAAGCACTGGTCACCCTCAATGTCAGCCTCAGGAAACTTCCCAGTAGAGCTATAGGTCTCAATATCAAAGGACGCTACAACAAACGGAGCGTTCCCATCCTTTGAATCAGGCTTGAGGGTTTTCCAATCGTTGCAGAAAAGGTCGATATCAACCTTTGCCAGGTGAGAACGGACACACTTGTCACCAGTCTCAAGCCAGCCAGTTGATTGAATACCAGAGCGGTGCATCAAGCGGAGCATAGGCTCAACGTTTGACTCGTACACCTTCATAGTGTAAGCATCATCCTTCAATGGGCGACTCAACTTGCGGTCACACTTTTTCATATTCTCAAAGGTTGCAAAGTTCAACTTCATAAATGGAAATTCAGTATTATCCTGAAATCCCCAAAGATCCTTTGACTTTACAAGCTCATAATTCTCAGCAGCCCCACCACAGGCATCCTGAATCTTTGAAAACAAGAAGCCATCATTTGTTCTCGGAGGAACCTTTACAAAGAAGTAGGGTTTGAAAGGTGTGGTGACGCACACAGACTTGCCGTCGGCGGTTCTCCCAAAGATGCTGATGAGGTACTCTCCATCAGAGTCTCGAGCTTCCCACGAGAGTGCCTGAAAGAGCACCATCCTTTGCGTATTTAGGGTTTGTAATTTTTATATCAGTTTTATATAAAAGATGTCAGGGGCACTCGTCGATCTTGTCTCAAAGGGTGTGCAGGATGCCTATATCACAGGAGAGCCACAGGTTTCCTTTTTCCGTCAGAACTATAAGCGTCATACAAATTTTGCTATGCGTCCAGAGGAGCTTAACTATATTGGCACATTTGCGGCCAACAATGAGGTGACTATAAAGATTCCATCAAAGGGTGACCTTCTCAGCTATGTCTGGATTGAGGCCACTGGTATCAATGACAAGGCTGATAACAGAAATAACGCAAGTATCATCGAGGACAACGACTCGACCCTTTTCGAGTTTAGCCTCTACATTGGTGGTCAGAAGGTTGTGACGTTTGATTCGCTGTACCTCCAGGGTGTTCATGAGCTTCTTTATCGCAATAACCAGGCAAGAGCCTCGTGTGCCGGAGTGACAAACACAAGCAAGTCTAACTCACTTGGCTACTCGGGTGCACCAGACTATCTTATGCTTCCATTCTTTTTTGGTGAGGATTGGACCAAGGCACTGCCACTTGTTGCCCTTCAGTACCACGAGGTTGAGATCCGCATCAAGTGCCGCGGCGGTTTCACAGCTGGCTCGACACCAAAGGTGTGGGGCAACTTTATGTATGTTGATACTGCGGAACGTGATTTCTTTGTGGATACCGACCACGAGCTACTTATCGAGCAGGTTCAGCACGTTCTTGCTGAGAGCACCGACACCGACTTTGACCTGACCTACTTCAACCACCCAGTCAAGGCAATCCACCTGGTATCGGGCCAGGCTGCGGGTGCTTCGTGGGCGTCAGAGTACAACTTCCGCAACTCGTCATTCTACATCAACGGCACCACCCTGTTCGACACAACCTCCAACACCTACCACCACAACGTGGTTCACGAGATGCACTGTGAGGCTCTCCCAGATGACACCCTTAACAAGCAGCCAACTTTCACTTGGCCATTCTGCCTCAGCCTTGGCAAGTACCAGCCAACTGGCACACTCAACTTCTCACGCATTGACACGGCTAAGTTGACTGTCACCAACCCCACGGGTGGCAACTCACTTCACAGGGTGTACGGTGTTAACTACAACATCCTTAGAATTAAGAAGGGTATGGCTGGCGTTGCCTTTAGCAACTAAGGAAAGCCTAACATGCTTTCCAGAATAAACATTTGGACCCTTTGACTTTTTCTTATCCTGTGCCTGACGCTTCTTGCGAGGCTGGGGATCCATCTTACTATAGTAGATTGTTAAAACTTTAGATTCCCTGTGAGCAAGTGAGCCGTTCCTCTTGTGTAAACACAATGTCTTGCGACACACCAGTCACACATCGGCTAAGGGCACTAGATGCTGACCTCATAACCTCGCGCATATTGGCTGTATCAAAGTCGATAGCAGCCTCTCGGCTAATTCCAATATCATTTGCACTCTTGATGGCATCCTGATTCGCTGCCAAGAATACAAATTTCCAACCCTGTGCCTGTTTGCTAGAAATCACATCATTAATTTCCTTTTTGGTGTACTTGGTGCTCGAATTCTCATCACCATCAGTCAGGATAACAATAACATTACCAACATCATCAAGGTCTGCCCAACTCTGAGTATTGTTTTGTTCAACCTGATCGATAGTTCGAGCAATCGCATCCAGTAGAGCGGTCCCACCACGTGGACGGAATGTTGAGATGTTCAACTTTTCAACATCCTTAATCTTCTTATTCTCATAAACAATCTCAAATGAGTTGTTGAAAAGATACAAACTCATTGTAGATTTGGGTGCCTGTTCACGAACAAATGTATTAAATCCTCCTATAGTATCTGCCAGGCAGGTATCCATAGAACCAGAGCGGTCCAAGAGGAAATGGATGAGAGCCATTTTCTATTTAGAGCTTCAAGCTTTTATGTGTGTC